CCGGCTTCATCAGGGCACGCCGGATGCGGTGAGGAGGAGAGCATGGCCATTCCAGTCGGATCGATCATCGGTCTTGGGCTTCGCGTGGTTGCCAATCGCGAAAAGATCGCGGAGGTGTGGGACAAGATCGTGCCGCTGATCAGAGACATCAGGGGCAACGATCCCATGCTTGGCGATCTGTTCGCGCGGCTTCGACCGCCCGAGGGCAACGAGCCCGAGCCGCCGAAGATGGACGTGCGCTGGCTGCAAGACAGCTTGAACAAGCTCGGCGCCAAGCTCGAGGTCGATGGTGCCTACGGCGACGCGACCAAGGAAGCGGTGAAGCAATTCCAGCGCGCACACGGGCTCGAGGTCGATGGCTGGGCGGGCGTCAACACGCAAGCGGCGATCCTCGAGGAGCTTGCGCAACGGAGAGCATGACGATGGCAATGTTCCCGCGTGACGAGTGGCCGCAGCATCACTATCCGCGCCTGCGCGGCTTCAGCCGTGGTGACGATGGCGAGATCACCACGCATCTGTGTCTTGGGCTGCCGTGCTGCGGGCTCGACTTGCTGATCGAGCACGGGCCAGAGATGACGGCGCTCGAACTGTACGAGATCGCGGCGGAGTTCTGCGCCATGACCGAGCGCGTCAAGCGCTTGCCGACGTTCAATGCCTGCCGTGTGCCGAATGCGCACACCACTGTCATCATCGCCGAATAAGTTGAGTGCGGCGACGTTGCGCAAGCTGCGCGGCGCCGCCACGCGCGCTTCGGCGAAGTATACCAGCGGCGGCATGTTGAAGACGCAAGGCGTCAAGCCGATCACGCTGGCATGTATTACGACGAGCGACCAGGATGGTTCGAGCGCGCATTCGAGGCGCTGCTCATGTTCGGCGTGCTCGCGGTCTTCGTTATCCTCGCGCTCCGCTGGCTGATCGGACTATGAACCCCGGCTTGATCGAGGAGGGTGGCAACACGGTTCGCACCTTCATCACCACGATGAAGGATCATCCGGCGGTGCTGGTGTTGGCGCTCTGTAATCTGGCGCTGATCGTGTTCATGTACTTTGCACTGAGTGCCGCTGCGTCGTTTCGGCAGGACCTGATCAAGCAGAGCTTCGACTACCAGAAGCAGGCGGCGGAGTTGTTGGCGCGTTGCGTGCTGCAACCGAGGTCCGAGATGGACATCCCCGGCAGCAAGTTCAAATTGCAATCAGAAGAGAACAAGCCATTCCATCTGCCACCGGCTCCGGGGAAGGGGCCACCGCAGAAGCTCGAGCAGGCGAACAATGGAAAGCCGTTCTGAATGTCGATGAATGGGGCGGGGAGATGGATCGTGCTTGTCGCTGTTTCGGTTGCGATCATCATGTTGGTCTTGGCGTTCTTGACGAGTCCACGATGATGGCGCGTCGAGTTCGCAAGCCACGCAATCCATTGTTGACCGAGCGTGAGGCGAAGATCGAAACGCGGGCGATCTGGGCGTTCATTATCGTCGTGACGATCCTGATCGTGCTGGCGCTCTATGGCTACTTCACCGGGGCATGGGAGCCACCTCCCGCCGATGTCACGTAAGAAGCTGAACTGGGACAACGTCAACGAAATACGGAAGCGATACGAGGCTGGCGAAAAGCAGGCGCACCTCGCGATGCTCTTTGGTGTCTCGCAATCCACGGTGCGCAGTATCGTTCTCGGCTTCACGTGGAAACAGGCGAAGCCGGTGGCAGACGAAGCCAATAAGCGACTACTAGATCGCCTCTACGATCTCTTGGGTGTTCCTCCGAATGCGAGTTAACGGACACGCACACAACATGGATGTAGCAGACAGCAAGGACGAGCGACGGCTGGAGGCAGATGCCGCCGGTACTGAGCTTGAGCGCCTCAAGATGGTGCTCGATCAGGCGCTCGACGAATGGCTGCGCTTCTACATGGTGAACCAGTTGAAGAACATCAGCGCGCAGCCCGGTGATCCGCAGGCGGTCGATCGTGCACTGACCGGCGCCGCGACTGCGATCCAGGGTTGGCGGCGTGGGCGCGCCATTATCGCGCGGCTAGGACAGTCGAATGGCTGACGATAACGTCGTGCAGATGCGTGACGGCGGCGCCGGCAACGTGCTGTGGGCTGACTCGTTCATCAACCTGCTCGCTGGTCTCGGCGTGCCTGGGCGCGACAAGTTCGCGTCGCAGACCTATTCGCACGTCCCGCTGTCATCGGTCGATCTCGAGAACGCCTATCGCTCGGACTGGATCGCGCGCAAGGTGGTGACCATTCCGGCGTGGGACATGACGCGCGAGTGGCGCAACTGGCAGGCTGATCCTGATCAGATCGAGTTGCTGGAGACGACCGAAAAGAAGTTGTTCATTCAGCAAAAGCTCCAGAGCGCGTTGATCAAGGCGCGGCTCTACGGTGGCGCTGCGATCATCATCGGTGTTGATGCTGGATCGCCCGAGGAAGAACTCGACCTTGAGATGGTCTACCAAGACGCACTCAAGTTCATCCACGTCGTGTCGAAGAACAATATCCGCGCCGGCCCGATCATTCACGACATCTCCTCGAAGTACTTCGGACAGCCCGAGTTCTACGAGGCGCGACAGGAACCGGTCGGCAAGGACTTCAAGCAGGCGGAGGTCGATCCGTCTGCGAAGAACTATGCCAAGACGCAGATCAAGGTTCATCCGTCGCGGGTGATCAAGCTGATCGGCATGGATACTGCCGACCAGATGTTGCAGGACATCTGGGGTGACAGCGTGCTGCAAGCGGTCAACGATCAGGTGAAGATGTGCGGGCTCGTCACCGGCTCGCTCGCCACCTTGATCTCGGAACTCAAGATCGACGTGATCAAGGTGCCCGAGTTGAAGTCGATCCTTTCGACCGATACCGGCACGCGCAAGATGCTCGGGCGATTCTCGGCGGCGAACGTTGCCAAGAGCACGGTCAACACCATCCTGATTGACGGCAACGAGGAGTGGCAACGCGTGCAGGCGTCGCTCGTCGGCGTGTCCGACGTGATGATGGCCTACATGCAGATCGCCGCTGGCGCCTGCGACATTCCAGCGACGCGCTTTCTCGGTTCGGCGCCGAAGGGGCTCAACGCCACCGGCGAGAGCGACATTCGCAATTACTACGACCGGCTGGCGGGCGAGCAGACGACGCAACTCACGCCCACCATGACGCCGCTCGACGAGGTGCTGATCCGCAGCGCGCTCGGTGAGCGTCCGCCCGAGGTCTGGTACGAGTGGCGTCCGCTCTGGCAGTTGAGCGTGACCGAGAAGGCTGACATCGCGCTGAAGAAGGCGCAGACCTACCAGATCGATGTCAACGCAGCGCAGATACCGACGACAGCGTTGGCGAATGCGCGCGTCAATCAGTTGATCGAGGACGGCTTCTATCCTGGCCTCGAGCAGGCGATGGATGATGCTGCGATCGAGGGCGACACGATCGAGGAGCAGAACGCGCCTGCGCCGATGGACCCGGCGATGCTCGAGCAGCAAGGTCTACCGCCTCCTGGCCAGCCCGGTGGACCTCCAGCCGGCAATGGCGGCAACGGCAGCAACGTCGTGCAGCTTAACGTGAAGCCGCGAGATGCAGCGCTGGCGAATCTGATTCAGGCGTTCGAGGACTACAACAAGTGCCACAACGAGCACGGCGAAGAGGGCGGACAGTTCTGTTCCGATCCGGATAACTCCGGCCAGGGCGGTAAGGAGACTGGTCGCAGCGGCGAACCGGAGAAAGGCGAGACGCACGAGGGATCGCGCGATCCGCTTGGCGAGGGCGAGACTGCACGCAAGAAACGTCTCGCGCGGGAGAAAGAGGAGAAGAAGAAGAAGGCGGCGGAGGCGAGGGCTGCGAAGGCGGCAGCGAAGGGCGCGAAGTCGAAGAAGGCGAAGGTGACGCCGACCGGCAGGAAAGGTGCCGCCGGCAAAGGTCTTGGCGCACTCGGCAAGCCGCAGAAGGGCGAGAAGGGCGCAGCCAAGGGCGGTGCCGGCAAGGGCGAAGGCGGCAAGGGCGGACCAAAGGCATCGAACGTTCCTTCGAGCAGGAAGGAACCGAAGGCTGCGAAGACAGCGAAGCCGACGAAGCAACCAAAGGAGAAGGCTGGCAAGAAGGGGCCTGCATTCAAGAGCCAAGTCAAAACGCCGAAGCCCAAGAAGGGCAGCGAGGGCGGCGGCAAGGGTAAAGGCAAGGGCAAGAAGGGCGAGAAGGGCAAGAAGGGCGGCAAGGGCGGCGGGAAGCCGAAGGCGCCGAAGCAAGCCAAGCAACCCAAGCAGCAACAGCCGAAGGCAGCGAGCGCGAAGAAGGCAGCGACCGCGAAGAAGGCAGCGGCGAAGAAGGCGCAACAGATCGCCAACGTCGAGCGCGCAATCTCCGAGGCAACGAACCCTGAAGTCAGGCGCCGGCTCGAGTTGCTCCTGCAACGTCTCAAGAACGGATGACCGATCCCACCGGCACGGCAGCGCTGCGGCGGTCGTTCTTCGCTGAAGGCAATCGCCGACTGGCGCAGCTTCGATCGCAGACGCACGCCATCCTCGTCGAGCACGACATGATGGCGGCACGCAACGATCCGTTGGCGCAGTTCCTGCCCAATCCTGGCCACCGGCTCTCGGCATTCACCGAGTGGTTCGAGCGCACAGCACGCTACTGGTTGCTGGGGCAGAACTGGTGGGAGCGTTTCCTGCAACGTGCCATGGAATCTGGTGCTGTTGCCGGCAGCAAACTACTTGGAGGCCCTCCTCATAGTCTGTTGCTGGTTCCGGCGGTGTCCCGCGAGCTTTATCTACGCGAGCTTGCGGGCATCGTCGCCGCGATGGTGCAGCAAGTCACGCGGCAAGTCGCGGCGGCGGCGATCATCGAGCAGAAGCCGACGCAAATGTATCGCGCGGTGCTCAACGTGATCCGCAAGGTTGGTCACACGCGCCTGAAGGCGTTCGTGAACTCCTCGACGGTGCAGCTTCACAATCTGGCGCGGCTGTCGATCTTTCGCGAGAACGGCATCACGCAAGTCGGCATCGATGCCGAGATGCTCGAGCCGCATCGCCCATCGCGTTTCGGTCACCAGCACGATCACCTCGTGCACGACGATACGCGAGTGGAGCGCGAGCTTCGCCGCGCCGAGGCAGCCTTCAGGCGGCTGCAAGAAGAGCAGCGTCGCGAGGCGGAACTCGAAGCACGTCAAGCCGAGCGCGAACTTGAACGTCAGCGCGAGTTGCTGCGACGAGAGATCGAGCAGCGCCTCGCCGGCGAGCAGGAAGTGGCGGAGCGAACACGCGCACAGGCTCAGCGCGAACTCGAACGAGCACAGGAGCAGGCTCGTCGCGAAGTTGAGCGTGCCCGCGAGCGCACTGCCGAGCGTGAAGAGGAAGCGCGCGAGGCTTGGCAGCGTGTGCAGGCGGCCAGGACCGAGGCGCGCAGCGCTGAAGAGTACCGCCCATCGGAGACGGTACGCGAGCGTCGTGCGCGCGAAGCTGCGCAGGCGGCACTCGCCGAGTTGCCGGTCGGTCCTGAGCGTGTCTTCGGTCTGCCGACACCTGAGCGACTGCGCAGGATCGGCGAGTTGGGTGCGTTCGTGAACGTGCTCACTGCCGGCGACAACAAGGTCTGCCAGCAATGTCAGGACCTTGCCGACGACGGTCCCTATTCGCTGTTCGATGCGCAGAGCTTGTTGCCGGCGCATCCGAACTGCCGCTGTGCGTTCATCCCGGCGCCACAGCGAGATGATGAGGAGGATTAGATGATCGGCGCTCTCGTGATGTTCGCTCTCTACGTGATCGTGCTCGGTGTCATCATCTGGTTGCTGATCTATCTGGTGGACACCGTGCCGATGTTCGCACCATTCAAGCAGGTGGCGCGCACGGTGATCATCGTCTTCGGCGTGATCATCTTGATCCTCTTGCTACTGGGGCTGATCGGCTTGGTCGATACCGGCACGCCGCGCCTCGTTATTCGCTAACCACTTTCGCTTTCACCTCAAGCCTGATTGCGCGTCTATCGCGCCACAGGAGGACTCTATGCCCCGCGCACCTTCGAAAACGACACGCGACGTTCCGCTCGAAGTGAAGATGATGCCGAACGAGGTCCGCCGCACATGGATGTCGGCCTTTCGGGCAGCGCTGCGTGAGAAGCCGCAGGACATGGCTGCGCTTCTCGCGATGGAAGCGGTGAAGAAGGTATGGCGGCAGGAAGGTGAGGAGTGGATCAAGGCGCTGGAGCGTCAGGAGGGCGAAGAGCAGCGCTATGGACCGATCGATCCTGACGAAGACGAGGACGAGGCCGGCGGCGGTGATGACGACGAGAAGGGCAAGAAGGCGAAGGGCAAGAAGAAGGACGACGATGAAGAAGAGCAAGAGGTGATCCCGCGCCGGATGACAACGCGCAGGACCTCCGAGACGCTCGAGGAGCACGGCATCTCTGCCGACAGCATCGAGATCACCGAGACGCTTACGCTCGACAGCAAAGGCTTCCGCCTCACCGGCGATGGCTATCTCGTTGCCAACCCGCGCGTCGCTCGCACCGGCATCCAAGTCTACAAGGGCTGGGAGGTCGGTCGTCCTGACATGGATGAGGTCCGTGTCTATCGACCGGAAAATGAGGTGTTCAGTCACGCGGCGATGTCGTCGCTCGCGCATCGACCGATCACGCTCGATCATCCCGACACCAAGGTGGACGCCACCAACTGGCGCAAGCTCGCGGTCGGCAACACTAGCGGCGACGTGGCGCGTGATGGCGACTTCGTGCGCGTGCCGCTCGTGCTCATGGATTCGGCTGCAATCCTCGCAGCGCAGAGCGGCACCTCGCAACTGAGCGTCGGCTATGGCGCCAAGTTGATCTGGGGCGACGGCATCACGCCGAGCGGCGAACGCTTCGATGCACAGCAAAGTGAGATCAGAGCGAACCACGTCGCCTTGGTTCGTGCTGCACGTGGCGGCGATCGACTCAAGATCGGCGACAGAAGTGCTCGTAAGGGTGAACGGAACGGACAGCAAAGGAGAACAGCGATGTCCGATAGGATGCTAACCATCGACGGCGTCACCATCGCCCTCGAGGACAAGGACGGTCAGATTCTCGAGCGGCATCTCGCGGGGCTGACCAAGCAGATCAAAGACTCGGGCGATGAAGTCGCGACGCTCGAGGCGAAGATCGAAGAACTCGAAGCCGCCTTGGCTGATGTCAAGAAGGCTGCCTCGGTGAAGGACGGCGAGATCGTCGAACTCAAGAAGCAAGTCGAGGACGGCAAGCTCACGCCCGCAATGCTCGACAAGGCGATGGATGAGCGTCTCGAGGTCGTCGAGCGCGCCAAGGCGTTCTTCGGCGATGCCAACTATGCCCACAAGGGCAAGACCGTTGAGCAGATCAAGCGCGAAGTGGCGACCGCTCGTCACGGCGAGCAGAAGATCAAGACGCTCAACGACGACGCCGTCCACGGCGTGTTCATGAGCCTGACTGAGGGCGAGCAACAGAACGACGGCTTCCAGCGCATGACGCAATCGTTCTCGCGTCCTCCGGTCAATACCAACGACGCGGCGGCGAAAGCCTACAACGCGCGCAACGAGCGTCTTGCCAACGCGTGGCGGCGTAACAAGGACGCGAAGAACGTCAACGTCTGACGGTCTCTCTGTCCTTCCTGCACTTCATCTCAATCTGAGCAGCAAAGGAGACGCAGCGATGCCTGCCGTCCAAACGACTTATGCAACTAATATTCAGCCGGGCGTGGAAGGGCAGGTTGCCACCATGTTGGCTGATGATCATGCCGAGACTCGCAACTGCGAGACGGCAGCCGGCATCCCGTTCGGTCGGGCTGTGTCGGAAGGCGCCAATGCACGCGGCTGCGTGCTCGGCGGAGCGACCAAGTTCATCGGCCTCTCGATCCGCAGTGTGACGGAAGTCCCGCTGTCGGGAGCGACGGTCGATCAGTATCAGGAGAACTTCAACGTCGGCGTGATGCTCCAAGGCGACATGTGGGTGCGCCCTGTCGCTGCGGTCACGCACGGTGCTCCTGCCACCTACAACTCCACCACCGGGCAACTCAATCCTGCCGCTGCGGGCGTGGCCATTGCTGGCTCGCGGTATCTCACCTCGGCGGGAGCGGGCGAACTGGCGTTGCTGCGGATCACCACAGCCGGGCCGGGCGCCTAACGGGGCTCGAGCGTCACGCTCTCGAAGAGGAGACACCGCGATGAACTATTACGACTACAACTTTCTGCGTGATACTCAGTCGGCTCTGAGCTTCATGCAGCAACAGGCGACCTACATCGAGCCCCAAGTCTACGAGATTCAGTATCCGGAGATTCAATATCCGGACCTTGTGCCCGTGGACACATCCGGCAACGAGTGGGCCAAATCGATCACGTTCTACTCGTCCGACAAAGTCGGGCAGGCGGCGTGGTTCCACCACATGGCAAATGACGTTCCCTTCGCCGACATCGTTCGCACGAAGCAGGAGAAGGGAATCGAGATGGCGGCGATCGGCTACTACTACACGCTCGAGGAGATCGGCGTCGCCCAGCAAATCCCCGGCATGAACCTCACCACCGAGCGCGCAGACGCAGCGCGACGGGCCTACGAGGAGTTCATGGAAAACATCGTCTTCATCGGCGATGCGACCAAGGACTGGACCGGGCTCACCAATGACGCTGGCGTCACCGCCGGCAGCGCGACTGCGGATGGTGCGGGCGGCGGCGGTTCGTCTCCGTTGTGGGCGAACAAGACCGGCGACCAGATGATCCGCGACGTGAACTCGATCCTCACCGGCGTCTACACCGGATCGAACACGGTTGAAATGGCAGACACGCTGTTGCTGCCGATCGATCGTTTCACCAAGCTGGCGACGACGCGCGTCGAGAACACCACTGCCTCGGCGATGGGCTGGTTGCAACAGTTCAACACCTACACCGCCGTCACCAATCAACCGCTGAAGATCAGGGCCGTGCGCGGCCTCGAAACGGCGGGCGCTGGTGGCACTGCGCGCATGGTCGCGTATCGCAACGATCCGCAGATTCTCAAGTTGCACTTGCCGATGCCGCACAAGTTTCTCGGCGTCATGCAGGTGGCGGCGCTGCGCTACGACGTGCCGGGCATCTTTCGCACGGGCGGTCTCGAGATCAGGCGTCCCGGATCGGTGCGCTATCTCGACGGCATCTAAGCCAAACAATCAGTAAGGGCTTCGACAGGATCGATCAGCGTTGATCGCCTGAACTCTTTTCAATGCAGGAGGCCAGACATGGCTGAGCAAAAGGAAGTCGCCAAGCGGAAGGTCACGTTCAAGAACGTCTCGCCGCGTGGGCAGCGTTTCGTCGTCGATGCCAACGGGCAGTCGCAGCTTATCGGCCCCGGTGCGGAACTCGAGGTCGAGCTTGCCGAGCCGGAAGCAAAGCGGCTCGAGGAAGCATCGAAGGCGGGCTCTGATCTGCGCGTGCAGGGCTTCGAGCCTGAGAAGGAAGAGGCGTCTGGTGTTGAGACGCCGAAGGAGCACAAGAGCAGGGCCGCTCTCGCCGAGGCAGAGCGTGATCTGATGGAAGAGGGGCAGGAAGCCGATCGCGAGCGTCGCGAGAAGGACGCCAAGAAGTCGGGTCCCAAGCTCGCTGCCGAGACCGGCATCCACATGCACGCTCGCGGCGTGAAGCCCGATGTCGTTGCATCGCCACCGGACGCACCTCCGAAGGAAGACAAGAAGTAAGGGGCGCTCTCCGCCCCCGACTTCCCCCGCGACATCGCAGATCAGAGGAGGGCCTTCGATGGCCAATGCAATCTATCCGAAATACAAGCAAAGCCTTTTGACCGAGGCTGACGCTAACAAGTCGCTTGACCAGTCTTCGACCAGTGCACCGTTCGCTGCACTCGTCACCACCTCGGGCGGCTATACCTACTCGGCGACGCATCAGTTCTACTCGTCGCTGACCAACATCCAGGGCACCGATGTCGCGATCACCACGCCGACCGTGGTCAACGGTCTATTCGATGGTGATGACTGCACCTTCACAGCGGTCAGCGGCACAGTGATCGGCGCCATCGTGATCTACCGCAAGAACACCGGCGCGAATACCACGTGGCGTCTGGTGCTCTATGAAGACACCTCGGTGACCGGTCTGCCCGTCACTCCCAACGGCGGCAACATCGTCATCACGTGGAATGCGTCGGGCATCTTCCAGCTTAGCGACGAGCGAGCGAAGGAAGACATTCGTCGGCTCGGCGATCTCGCTCCCGGTATCGGGCTCTACGATTACCGCTACAAGGGCGAGGGCGAGCGCTATGTCGGGCTCATTGCGCAAGAGGTCGCGCGTGAGATGCCGGATTGTGTCGGCAGCGTCGGCGAGTTTCTCGGCGTCGATTACCCGACAGCGTTCCGGAGATTGGCTGCGTGATCCGTGATCTGAAGGGAGGCACGGTCATGTCAGGTCACCCTGATCCGCTCAAAGGACTACCCGATCAGGAACGAGCGTTGTTCGATCAGTTCCGACAGGCATCGGCGGGCAAGAACGTCGATGCCGTGATCGGTGCGGCGATCAATATCCTGATCAACGTGCTGCGTCAGATGGAGCCGACGCGCAAGGAAGCGGAGGCGCGCTGGGACATGTTGTTCGGGCGCGGCAAGACTCTCTTGCTCGAGCGCAACTACGACAGCGTGACCGGGAGGCGCAAGACGATCTTCCCGTTCACGCAGGTCGTGAAGATGGCTTATCACCACGAGGACGATGAAGCTCGAGGCTGATCGGTGCCCATCGACAACAATGGTTACTTCGTAAGCTCGGTTGGTTGGGCCGCCGTTCCGCAATGGACGGCGAGCACAGCCTATTCGATCGGCAACGTGGTGCGTCAGCGTGCGACGCCAACGGTCGGCAACGAACGCTGCTTTGTCTGCACGGTCGCCGGCACTTCGCTCGGCAGCGAGCCAAGCTGGACGATCTCGAAGTACGGGCTGACGACCGAGGCTGGCGGACCTGCGTGGCGAGAATGCACGGGCTTGCCTGCGTTTAACGGTGATCCTACCGAGAATCTCGGGTGGGTCGCGTCCCAGTCCTACTTCACCGTTGGTGTCATGTTCACCAACGTTGCCGGAACGCACGTGTTCTGGATTTCGACGACCGGTGGCACGACTGCAACTGAGCCGACCTACAACACCACGCCGGGCGCAACGACATCGCTTGGAACTGCGGTCGTCACCTGCATCGGCCCGACCAGCGCCTATGGCAATTTCGCCTCTCCTGCGCCGCGCATGAGTTGCGTCGCGACTTTCAACACCATCAGCCATATCGGCCAGACGATGTACGTGGCCGACAATCACGCCGAGAGCCAGAGCAGCGGCTCCTGGGCGTGCACGCCGACCTATTCTTGTAAAATTCTCTGCGTTGATCGCACTGCTACATTTCCGATCGCGAACAATGCCAACGCGCTCAAGAACACTGCCACGGTCACTAACAGCGCCAGTGGCCAGGGCATGTCGATCACGACCAGATATTGCTATGGCATCCAACTTATCAACGCCTCGGCGGGCACCGGACCAAACATTCAGTTCATCGCACCGAACTACGAGCGCGCCCGCTTCGAGCAATGCGGGATGTCGTTCACTAATGCTGGCGCGACCAATGGTCCGTTCTTTCTGACCGGTAACTCTGCCAGTTCCATTGAAGTGATTGGCTGCACCTTCAACTTCAGCCACGCCAGCCAGTATTTCCGGCTCGATCCTCCGAACGTCACGTTCAAGAATTGCTCGTTCACCGGCACCGCGCCGAGCGCATTTATGACCACGCTGGCGGGCGCCACGAACATGGTCGGAACAATTATGATCGAGGGCTGCGATCTGAGCCTATACAACACCAACCTCTTCACCGGCACGCAGCTTGGCGGCAACGCGGTGCTCAAGGATTGTAAGCTCGGGGCGAGCGTCAATCCGTGTCCGTCGAATGCGAACATGAAGTCGGGGGCGATTATCGACATTTCTCGCTGTGACAGCGGCGCCACGACTTATCGCAATGAGCGCTACACGTCGCAGGCGGCGCAGACCACACGCATCGACGTTGCGCGCAACAACGGTGCAATGGATGGCGTGACTCCGATCTCGCATCGCATCGTGATGACGACCGACGCGCAGAGCTTCGAGGCGCACTCGCAGATCAATCACCATCCCGGTATGCCGCTGGCGATCGGCAACTCTGTCACCGGCACGAACCGCAACGTAACGCTCTACGGCATCACCAACGACAGTCGCCTGCCGACTGACGGCGAGGTCTGGCTCGATGTTGAGTATCTCGGCTCCGGCTCCTCGCCGCTTGCCTCGTGGAAGAGTGGCGCCAAGGCGTTGTTCGCGACTGCTACGCCGTTGGCGGCTGACACCTCGGACTGGGATGATGCTTCGACAGCGCGCGCGAACTCGACTGCCTATGTGGTGGGTGACATTCGCAAGGTTGCGAGCAATCCTGGCCGCTTGTTCTTCTGCACGGTTGCGGGAACGAGCGCAGCGGCAGAGCCTGCCGGCGGCAGCGAGACATGGAGCACGGCGGCGGCTGATAAAGGTGGTGCGCCGGTTCTGAGCGGCGGCAATTTGGTAGCGACTTCTGGGCAAGCTAATAACGACATCATTCGCGCTGATGGAGCGCAGGGTAAGGGCAAGCTCTATTTCGAGATTACGTGGACTGGTGCGGCTCGGAATGGCTGTGGCGTTGGCTTGGCGCAGAAGAGCGCAGCAATCGCCTCGGTCTATTCCAACGTGACTGGCGGCGTTGGCTACTTCTCAGGCAGCGGGTTCATCTATATCAACGGCAGCTATTCCGGCATCAGCTATCCGACATGGAATGGCTCCAGCACGCTCACGATCTGCGTGGCAATCGATTTCGAGAATGATCGCGCTTGGTTCCGTCAGAACAACGGCAACTGGAACAACAACGCTTCCAACGATCCGGCCACCAATGTCGGCGGCCTCGACATCTCGTCGATCTCTCTGAATGCAGCCTTGGCACCATTTGTTAGTTTCCAAGGCGCCACTGGCCAGATCGCGACGGCGAACTTCGGTGGCTCGGCATTCTCGTACACAGCACCGAGTGGCTTCTCCGGTGTGGCGATGCCTGACTACTCGACCGCCGTTGATGGCGATGTTGTTGGTGACGGCGGTGCGAGCTTCCGTGCCGGCTATCGCTTCAAGCAGACGCTGACGCTGTCGTCGCCGCAGCCTGGGATGGCGGGACATCTCTATGGCTATCCGAAGTTCGCGCGCGCTGGTTCGACTTACTACATCGATCCGAGACTGGAGTTGTCGTGAGCGGCTTCGTTCTCACCAGTCCGCAAGGCGTCGTCATTGTCGCCGAGAGCAGCACGCAACAGGTTGGTTCCGTTGCTGGCTTCCCGAGCGGTGACATCTCGGCTGGTTCGCAGACGGCAACGTCGGACCTCTACACCGATGCCGACAATATCTTTCCCGGTGCGATCGAGAACCTCAACAAGGAGCTTTACCCGGCGCTGGTCGCCAGCGACGACAACTTCAAGATTCATCTGATCTACAATACGTTGCTGCCACTGCGCTTCACGGACACCGACACGTTCTATGCGCCGGTGCTTCAGCGAGACGACAAGCAAGCGTCGCTGGTCGTTGACACCGACAGCTTCTATGCGCCGACCGTCGTGCCGGGACCGAGGACGCTCACGGTCACGGCGCGCTATAACGACAGCGACACGTTCTTCCAACAGTTCGTCACGTTGGTCGGTACGAGCGGCGGTCCTCAACAGAAGCTCCGCCCGCCGCCGAAGGTTCAGGACCAAGACATCTTTTACTCGCCACGCATGTCGAGCATGACCGGCTTGGTCGTGGACTTCGAGACGATATGGGCGCCAACGATCAGAACGACCTCGGCAGGCTCCACTGTTCTGGTCGTTGACACGGACACGATCTTCGCCGTGTCGGTTGCTGCCATCGCGTATCTGCGTCCTCTCACGCTGGCGAGCGACGATGACATCCTGCCGTGGACGTTGACGCGGGCGCTCGGCGCCGAGTTGCTGCTCGACGACGACGAGATCATGGCGGCGGACGTAGGTTGGCAGGTGATCGCCGAGTTCACCGACGACACCACCGAGGATGCGATCTTTAGCGTCGATGCCTATGCCTTCTATCCGCTCTATCCGGAGGTGTGGTTCGATGAGGAGACGATCGACACCTATCCGTTCTTCGTGCAGGCGGTCGAGGGCGGCATTCCGGTGCCGCCGCGTGAAGGCACACTGACCGGTAGCATCAAGCGCAAGCCTGTTCTGACTGGCAGCATCGCGAGGCGAAGACTCGTCGCATGACCGACATCAACCAACACTTCTCGGTGTTCGCGCGCAACGACCTCGATGTGGACTACGACATCGGGCCGGATGACACCGGCACGAATCTCGACTTCGTCACCAGCCTGACGTGGAAAGCCTATAGCCAAGTGCTGGCGGTGCCGACTAACGCAACGCCGCTGATCATCAAGGAGATCGGCGCCGGCATCGAGGTCACCGATCCGCTGTTGCTGAAGTTCACCGTGCATCTGGCGAGTGCTGACACCAACGGGCTCGCCGGCAACTACTACTACGAGATCATGGTGGACAATCATGGGCTGATCAGCACGTTGACCACCGGGCTGGTGACGGTGATCGATCCGTTCGTGGTGCCGAACGTCGATGCCTTCAAGGCACAGTTCCCCGAGTTCGCCGACGTTGATGACACCACGATCCAGATCGCGCTCGATCAGGCCGGGCAGTTCGTTGACACGACCTGGGGCGGCTCGCAGACGGCAGGACAGATGTACCTCGCCGCACACTTCATGGTGCTCGGACAGGCACCAAGCGAGACCGGTGTCGGTCGTGTGATCACCTCGGAGAGCATCGGGCGCATCTCCGTCAGCTATGCGACCGAGAGCGGCGCCTCGTCGGCGGCTGGGCAGCTTGCCTCGACCAGCTACGGGCTGATCTTCAACAACATGCTCGTGGCGCAAGGCTACGGCATCGCGATCGTGTGATGGCATACGATTGGTCGGCGCGACGCGCCACTGCCACGATGATGATCACCAAGTACGGCACGCGCGCCATCCTGCGCCGTGACGAGGGCGATCGTGACTGCATCGCCTGCGAGATACAGCGCTCGACGCGCAGCCAGCAAGGTCAACTGCGCAACTACCCTGAGCGCACCTTTCTTGTGGTCGCCGATGGGCTCTCGCCAGCGCCCGATGCTGAAAAGGATCACTTCATCTGGTTCGATCCTGACGGCAACGAGGAGGCGTTGCGTCTGGTGGCGCCGATCGATCGGCTCGCCCCTGGTGGGGTCGTTCTGTACTGGGAACTCCAGACGAGACCGTGATGCTCGACAAGCGCGAGGCAATCTTGCTGCGGATGTTGGCGATCCTCGAGACGATCACCAACGGGGCGGAGCCGATCTTTGTCTTTCGCAATCGCGGCGAGGTGCCGCCTGACAAGTATCCGGCGCTAATCCTGCTCGACGGTGGCGAGAGCTTCAAGAACTCGACCAGCACCAGAGGCGGCATCCTGGCGCCAACCGTGTACAACCTTAATCCGCAGGTGTTCGTGCTGCTCAAGGCGTCCTACACGGTCAATAATGACAACGTCGGCCCGGCACTGTCGAGTTGGCGCATGAAACTCCTCAAGGCGTTTGCCAGCGATGACAGCCTATTCGCGATGCTCGGCAGCAACGGCGAGATGCAGTACCTCGGGCACGAGACCGACATGCAGACTGGATCGCTGATGATCGGGCAGATGCTGATGCAGTTCTCGCTAAGCTACACACTCAATCCGAGTGACTACTGATGCCTGCCTATACCTCGCCCGATGTTCGCAACCTCAGCGTCGGCACTGGCTATCTCCAGTTCAAGCCAGAGGGCGCGGGCAGCTACTACCACCTCGGCAACGTGCCGAACTTCGAGATCAAGATAAAGACCAAGACGCTTGATCACTACGCGCCGGTCAACGGCATGAGGGTCAAGGACTACAGTTGGGCGATCGAGCTTGAATGCGAGCTTGAAATGGTGATGGAGGAGATCACCGCAGTGAATCTTCAGTTGCTGCTCGCCGGCAACATCTCTGGCAGTCAAATCTTCATCTCGGCGCGCAACACGACGATCGGAGCACTGAAGTACACCGGCACCAACGAGGTGGGACCGCGCTGGCAGATCGATCTGTACTCGGTACGCTTCAACGGCGATGGCGAGTTCGATCCGATCACTACGCGACGCAACGACTTCAACAACATCAAGGTAAGGGGCTCGGCGTTTGCGGTGAATGGCGACTTCGGCGTCATGACCTTGCTCTGACTCTCTCCCGTGCTCGGTCGGGGCTGACACCGAGACCAACCTCTATCATCCTCCCTTCCCAGCGAATCAAAGGAGATTCACATGGCTGGAATCGTGTCGCCCGATGTCCATAACTTGGCAATCGGCAAAGGCTTCATCCTCTTCAAGCCGGAAGAGGCGGCGGATTTTTACCACGTGGGCAACGTGCCGACGTTCACCTTCACCCCCAAGATCACCACCCTCGACCACTTCTCGTCGATGGAAGGCACGCGGCTGAAGGACCTGTCGATCACGCTGGAGAAGTCTGGCGAGGTCAAAATGGACATGGAAGAACTCACCGCGCGCAACCTCGCGATGCTCGTGCTTGGTGACGTGACCACGAACGAGGACGGCGAGACCGAGGTCTCGATCTTCTCGCGCGACAGCTTGACCGGGCGGCTCCAGTACTACGCCACCAACGAGGTCGGCCCGCGCTGGTACGTGGACCTGCTCAGCGTCACGTTCAATCCATCGGGCGACTTCTCACCGATCGGCGACACGTTCGCCAAGCTGCCCGTCACCGGCTCGGTGCAGGCGGTGGACGGCGTCTTCGGGACGATGACGCTCAAGCCGTCCGTGAGCGATGTCGAGCCCGAGAACGTGCTACAACCGTTCATCACCGGCACGCCCAAGGTCGGTGAGGTGCTCACGGCGAACATCGGCGGCTGGATCGGCGCCTCGAGCTTCACCTATCTATGGAAGGTCGGCGGCACCACGCCTGCGGGCACGCCAGCGAACCAGAAGACGTTCGTGCCGGCTGCCGGCGACGCCACCAAGACAGCGACAGTGGAGGTTACCGCTACCAATGCGGTCGGCTCCTCGACGCCTGAAATGAGCGATCCGACCGCTGTCATTGCGGCTTGATCGCGACAGCAACGAGGGAGGGTTCACTATGACAAGTCTGCTCGACATCGGTCCATTGACCGAAGATGTGGAAGTGCACGGCGTGAAGGTCACGGTTCAGGGCCTTACCGCCGGGCACTTGTTCCAGATGTTCGCCGAGTTCCCCGACATTCGAAAGCTGATCGAAGAGAAGCAGGGCAACCTGCAAGCGGTCATGCTCGGGCTGGCGCCGGAGTTGATTGCCAAGGTGATTGCGCTGGCTGACGTAGGCGTGTCGCGCGCACAGCGTGCCGAAGCCGAAGCAAAGGCGATGACGATGGGTGCCGATGATCAGTTGGCGATCCTCTCGGCGGTGATGCGGCTGTCGTTCAAGGAAGGCATCGTCCCTTTCGTGAACAAGGTGACGGCATTGATGGTCGCGAACAAGATGGATCAGACGGACTCAGTAAGCTCCTCGCCATCGAAGACCAAATCGCCTGCGCCCTTCAGCGCTGCATTGCAAACGGATGGCCCCCCGAGTCTGCGTGGGCATGCACGCCGCGCCAACTAGCCGGCTGGTCTGAACTAATCGAACGTGAGCGCATGCGGCTGATGGCGGACGACTTTGTTCGCCTGCGCAATGCCTATGCCGATCTCGATCACGCTCGCGAATACCACGGCACGCTCAAAAGGCTCGCGGCTGAAGGGAGGCAGGGGTGAGCTTCGAGATCAAGCTGGAACCAGACAATATAGAAGTTCTGGTCAAGGCCAATCTCGACAAGGTCAAAGAACGGATCAAAGGCGCTCTCGTTCGAGCGACGGACAAGCTCGCCGAGAATATTCTCAAGGAAGGACGCAGCGACATCTCCAGTGCGGGCAATTTCGGCCCGCGCTGGACATCAGGCTTTACTTCTGAAGTCAGCGGACAGGACATCGAGCGCACCATCACCTTCCGCCATGCCGTGCCCTATTGGCGCGTGCACCAGTTCGGTGCCGTCATCAGTGGCAAGCGCGGCCTCCTCTGGATTCCCTTGCCAGGACACGACGAGAACGAACGCGGCGACTTCTTCGCGACCAGCAAGAAGGGCAATCGCTTGCTGTTCAGACGCGAAGGCAAGGAGATCATCCCGATCCGCGTTGGCAAGGAATCTGTGCGCATCCCCAAACGATTCCATCTAGTCGAGATCATCGTCGCCCAGAGCAAGACTCTTGGCGCGTTGTTTCGGCTTGAGATGACGCAGGGCTCGTGACATGGCCGACAACGAAGACATCGTCCAAAAAGTCGTCGTTAAGTACGAAGACCAAGCGACTCCCGAGGTTCAAAAGCTCGAGGAGGCGACGAAGCAACTCGGCACGACGCTGGAGGAGGCCGGCGAGAAAGTCGGAGAGAGCTTCGACGAGATGGGGCAGAAGATCGGCGAGACCGCCGAAACTGCTCAGGATGCGTTCAAGGAGACCGGCGACGCAGTCAAGGACCTCGGCGAGTCTGTCGTAGACAGCGCGAAGTCGTTCGAGGAGGCGACGAGGTCGATCGCCGCGCTCGGCAAGGATGGCAAGGAGGCGCTGGAGAACGCTGCCGAGGCGGCGAAGAAGTTTGGTGCATCCGCGCATGATCTCGCGATCGTCGAGACGCGCATCAGAGCGATCCAGGGGCGCGTGAGGGATGGCGCCCGTGACTTTCAAGAACTTGCTCGGGGCTGGGATCAATCACGAGAAGCCGCTCAGAGAGCCTCTGAGACGCAACAGCGTGCCGCCGAAGCTACAAAGCAGACGGGGGCGGCTGCGAAGGACACCGGCAATGCAGTAAAGCAACTCGCACAAGATAAGCAGCAAACGACGAATGCTGCTCAACAGCTTGAGCAGCAAGTGCTCAGGCTCGCGGCGGCATTCGGACAGCTTCCTGGCCCGGTCGGGCAGGCGGCGACTCTGTTCTCGCAGATGACCGGTGGCATCGCCACGCTCACCGCTGCCATCGCTGCGCTTGTTGCTATAGGCGGGGCGCTCGTTTCGTTTGCGCACGATCTCGTGCAGGTCGCCACTGGGCTCGAGCGGCTTTCGCAAGCCTCGGGCATGTCGTTCAGTGGACTATCGGCGTTGCAGGCTGCGTTCCAGCAACTGGGCGTCAGCGCCGACAAGTTCATTCAATCCTTCAACAATCTGTTCACCAACCTTGCGAACGTTCGTCCGACCTTCTTCGCCGAGACGGTGCTGCAAGCTGACAAGGCGCGCGACGCGGTCCTGCGCTATTACGAGGCGCAACTGCAAGGGCAGCGGTTGGCGATCGAGGATCGCTTTGCCAAGGGCTACATCACTGCCGAGCAGAAGGCGCGCGAACTGGAGGCGATCGAGAATCGTCTTCGGCAAATCCAGATCGAGCGCAACCAGATGCAACAGCGCGCGACCGACATCGGTGCGCAAGTTGCCGAGGCGAACAACTGGGAGAAGCTCGCCACCGCGATCAGGAACGCATCGAAGGCTGGCCAGGAGTTCAAGTTCCCCGACCTGACCACGACCGAGACCAAGGTCAAGGCGGTCGAGCTTGCGTTGCTGCGTGTGCAGCAACAGGGCGGAAGCGTCACTCAAGCCTTCTTCGAGATGATCCGCTCGATGTCGGCGATGGACGCCAATCTTATTGGGCGTGCGCTCGGCATCGATCCGAAGGTCATCGATGCGATCCGCGACGGCAAGATCAAGGTCGAAGAACTCGCGGCAGCGCTCAAGCAGGTCGGCAGGATACCGCTGAGCGAGGAAGACCTCGCCATCGCGAAGCGATACGAAGAAGCCTTCAATCAGATCACCAACGCGTGGGAGAACTTCAAGCGCTCGCTCGCCATTGCTGCTGCGCCGACGCTCGGTCCTCTGCTCGAGGGCATGGCGTCGCAACTGTCGGGCGCCGGCGAGAAGCTCTCGGGCTTCATCAGAGAGCTTCAACAGTTCGCCGACGACGTGCAGCGGCTGTGGAATCTTGCCACCAACGCCTTCAAGAACAGCGACATCAAGAAGGCGCTCGACGACCTCGACAAGGCGACCGGTCTCGACAAGCTGCCGCAGAAGATCAACGAGGCAGTCGCGGCGGGCAACAAGTTCCTCGCCGACTTCATCGGTGGGCTGGCGTCGAAAGCCGGCATCCCCGAGGACATGATCGAGCGCCTGAAGAAGAGCATTCGGGGCATCGGTGACGAGAGCAAGAAGCCGGGCCAGGAACTCGGCGACAAGGGTAAGGAGGGCGCCGACAAGGCGAAGGCTGCCGCCGAGCAGTATCTCCAGAAGATCAAGGAGGCCACTGAGGCGGCGAAGCGTGCCGGCATACCGGACGAGGCGATCGAGAAGCTCAAGAACCTCAAGCCGGCACTGAGCAAGGAATCGCTTGAGGACCTGAAGAAGGCTGCGACAGCGGCGGTCGAGGACATCAAGAAGATATTCGAGGTCGATCTCGGCAAGGGGTTGACGATCGACTGGAGCAAGCTGACTCAGGATGCCGCGAAGGCAGCGGAGGACATCGGCAACGCCTTTCTCAAGATGCCGCTGCTCAAGCCGGAGTTCGACTTCACCTCTGGCGTCGAGCAGGCGCAGGAAACTGCCACCAAGATCACCGAGATATTCGGCAGCGTTGATCTTACCAAGAGCATCGTGCCGCCTGACTGGGAGCAGGTGATCACCGACGCGCAACAGGCAGTTGAGCGTATCAAGGAAGAGTTCACCAACCTCGATCTGACCAATGTGATCGAGAAGGTGCCGCGCTGGGAGGACGTGGTCGAGGAAGCCCGGCGTGCCGCGCAGGACATCGAGGCGGCATTCCAAGAAATCAATATGCGAGTCGATCAACAGATCGACTGGGGCAACCTCGTCGCAGAGGCGCAGCGTGCTGCCGGTGACGTTGAGCGTGCCTTCGGCGAGATCAAGCTCGGCGACAAGCTGATCGACTGGAGCGCGACTCTCGACGGCGCGCAGCGTGCGGCGAAGGATGTTGAGACGCTGTTCGGCGACCTCGAGGTCAAGATCAAGTTCGACTGGAGCGAGGTCGTCAATCAAGCCGAGAGCACGGCGCGCGAGATCGAGCAGGTGTTCTCGGCGCTCCAGATCGCGCCGCCGAAGATCGACTTTGACGAGAAGGAAGCCGAGCGCGTTGGGCAACTGATTGCCGACACCTTCAAGAATATCGAGGTCACGCCGCCGACGATCGACTTTCAACAGTTAATCGACGAGGCGCAGGACGCTGCCGACCAGATACATGATCTCCTGTGCAACGTGCTCGAGGATTGCGATCTGTCGCTCGACTTCGACGGGTTGGTCGAGCGTGCCCAGGAAGCTGCCGACGAGATCGAGGAAATCTTTAGCAACATCGACTTGTCTGGCAGCGACTTCGCGCAAGCGCTCGACTTCGAGCAAGTCATCGAGAACGCCGAGGACGCTGCCGAGTCGATCGAGGAGGCGTTCGGCAGCATCGACATATCGGACACCGACTTTGCCAATGCGCTCGACTTCGAGGCACTGGTCGAGAATGCCCAGGACGCGGCAGATCAGATCGCCGATGCGTTTGGCGACATCGACCTCGAGGACACCGACTTTGCCGAGGCGATCAACTTCGAGCAGATCGTCGAGAATGCCGAGGACGCTGCCGAGGACATCGAGGATGCCTTCAGCGACATTGACATCGGCGACACTGACTTCGGCGAGGCGCTGAACTTCGAGCAAGCTGTCGAGAACGCACAAGACGCAGCGAACGAGATCGAGAGCGCCTTCCGCGACATCGATATTTCCGACTCAGACTTCTCCAATGCGCTGTCGTTCGACGAGATCGTTGATGCCGCCCAGGACGCAGCGCGTGAGGTCGAGGATGCGTTCCGCAATATCGACATAGGCGACATCAACGCGCAGATCGACTTCAGCAACATCATCAACGAGGCCCAGAACGCCGCGCAGCAAGTTGTCAGTGCGTTCCAGAATGCGCTCTCGCAGCTTCAGAACATTCAGGTCTTCATCAACTTCCAGGGCGTCGTCAGCGAAGCGCAGAACGCCGCCATTCAGGTTCAGCAAGCATTCCAGAACGCGCTTCAGTCGATCGACTGGTTCACGATCACGAATAGCGCGCAGCAAGCCTTCAACACCATCCTCAATGCCGCGCAGACGACAGCGAACGGCATCCAGTCTGCGATGAACTCGATCGACTTCAGCGGGCTGATCAGCCAGATCAACGCGGTGATCTCTGCCTTCAACGCAATGGAGGCGGCGGCGAACGCGGCAGCGGCGGCAGCGGCGAATGCGCGAGCCCAAGGCGCCGGCAGTTTCGCGACTGGCGGTCTGTTTCGGGGCAAGCCTGGACGCGACACGAATCTGGTATGGCTGACCGACTACGAGTTCGTGATGCGCCCCGAGGCGGTGCAGAAGTACGGCGTCAACTTCATGCAGATGATCAACGCGCTTGCGTTCCCGTTCAACGGCTTCCGTGACGGCGGCCTGCATCGTGTGATGCACACGATCAACGGCTTCCGTGATGGTGGGCTGGTGCTACCGAGAATCAACATCCCAGCCTTCGCGACTGGCGGCATCAACGATAGCGGCAATGGGCGCGGGATGATCGCGACGGGACGTGCGATCAATCTCACAGTTGGCGGCGAGACATTCGGCGGACTGATCGCGCCGGATGACACGGCAAAGGCGATCGAGCGTGCAGCGGTGGGCAGACAGACCAGCGCAACCGGAATCAGACCACGATGGAATAGGTGAGGGCAAACATGACGACACCGGAGAAGGTCTATTCGTTGCTCAAGGAGGCGCAGGCGTTGCAGCGACCGTATCAAGTGGTCGAGGTGACCGACATGCGCACCAGGGCAAAAAGCTACAAGGTCTACCGACGCGGCACGATGGGTGGCAAAGCTCCGCCGGTCGTTAGCGGCTTGCCGACGCGCGCTGATGCCGAGGCGAAGGTGCGCGAGCTTGAGCAGAACGACAGGGGCCAGCCATGAGCATTCCGCTTCCGGAAGGCACTGCGCTGGTGCTCTACGGCAACGGCGGCATCCCGCTCTACAGCGCGCGTGACCTCGAGCAGTCGCTTGATCCGATCAAGCAAACAGAGCAGGCGCGCCGCACGATCAACGGCACGTTGGTCGATCTCTCGGTAAACAAGTTCCAGAAGTACGAGTCGAAGATCAGGTGCAGCGACATCGAGGGGCCGGCGCTCGACGGCATCTACCCCGGCGTGACACTGACGGTGGATTGCGTTGCCGAGCTTGTTTTTCGCACCGGCGGATCGCCGTCGCGCACGGTTGTGCCCGGCTCGACGCGCACGGTCGGCGCTTTCACGATCTATCGGCCACGGCTGACGATGATGGTGACATCGATCGAACAACGTATCGGCGAATACGAGCACGAGATTCGTTGGGAGATTGAACTCGAGGAAGTGTGATGGCGATCGATGCCACATTCTATCTTGCCTGGGTGGGCGCTGGCGAGACGGCGTGGAGTGGCGCCTACGCACGCCAGGATGAGTTGGTCTACTCGTTCGAGATGAAACACGAGGAGGGGCAGTTCTGCGAACTCGAGCTTGAGATCGCCAACCCCTACGTCGCGCTGCTCACGCGAGCGACATGGGCGTGGTTCTCGGTCGGCATCAGCGGCTCAATCTATCCGCTGTTCTTCGGTCGGCTGATTGCGATCCCCGGCGATCTGTTTGCCGAGGTACTCAAGATCAAGTTGCTGGCGAAGCCGATCAACTATGCGGCGCAGAAGTCGGCACTGGCGGAGAGTCTCAAGGTCCTGCCGTTCTTCGATCCAATCTGGTTCGACAACAATCGGCTCGACGATGTCAACATCGCGCTCGAAGGCTACTCGAAGCTGTGGCACGTGGACCGAATCTCGGGAGCGGTGACGGTCTCCGACATCATCAATGGAGAAGATGGCACCGCCTACTTCAACGAGAGCGAGATACCCTACGATTCGGTGTCGATGAAGCTCTCTGGCGCACCGCTGTTGATCTGCGAAATCGTTGCCGAGGTTGAGTGGACGCAGTGCGACCACACCGGCGTGTTCGAGATGAAGACGGTGCCGAACACCGACACCAGCAACGCCCAAGAGCAGACCGGCGGCGGTGGTGGTGTTCGCATCAAGCCAGATGATCCATCGCAGCAACAACAAGACGACCAGCAACAGAAGGAGCAACAGCAAGTCACCTATTCGTGGCACTACAAGAACATCGATCCCGGCGAGCACAGCGACGGCGATCTGATGGAAGAGCAGGGCAGCGTCACCATCCCGTTCTATGGTGGCGAACTCACGCAACAAAGCAAGACGGTCCAATATGCCGACGCGGAGACCGGGCAGGGCGAGGAATACGACATCCGCGAAAGCTACAAGTACACCTACGAGGAGCCGCCGAAGACACCGCCGCAACAGCCACAGCAACCGCCCGCTGGTGGTGGCGGGGGTGGCGGCGGAACTGACACGAGCAATCCGAATACGCAGCCGATCGAGGTCAAGGTCGAGGTCGAGCAGGACCGCGTCGAGGCGATCTACGTCGCGATGCAGGCGAACGTGCAGCCGGTCTTCGCTGAGTTGACCGAGGACGAGAAGGACCTGATCGAGTCGCTCACGATGAACTCGCAGGACCTCGTCGCTGCCGGCGTGCTGACATCAAGCGATGGCGCCTACTTCGCCACAGCGCGCGGTCAGCAAAGCATTGAGTACCTTTGCAACGTCGCACGTGCACACCTCTTGTCGGGCTCGCGCGTCGTCGAGGTCGAGTGGGACAACGACCAGCCCGCCACGTTCGTGGCGTCGGTCGAGGTGGAAGCGCTCGACCGCAACCGGCTGCTACGCGACATCTCACAGGTACTCGCCGAGTACCACGTGAACATCATGGCCAGCACGTCGCAGACGTCGCGAGACCGGGTGGCGAAGTTCCGCTTCGATTTCGAGCTTGCCGACCCGAGCCACCTCGACACGATCCTGGCCGCGCTGAAGCGCGTCGACTCGGTCTACGCCGCGTACCGCGTCCTCCCTGGCCATTCCCGCGCAGGCGTGTGACGCGCCAGTCGCGCCCGTGATCAGACCGCCGTAGCCTCGCGCCATGGCGGTCTGCGGAATCGACTCCGTCGTGGTCGAGGCGTACGAAGACGGCACGACCTACGG